CATGAAACAGGCCAAGGCGTACTCCAACGAGGTTTACAGCAAGTACGGCAAGAAGATGAACGAGGGCGGCAAGGTTGACCTGTCCAAAGGTGCTTACGACGCTGCAATTGGTCCGAGCAAGGAAGAGATGGAGATGGCCAAGGCCATTCGAGCCCTTCCTCGCAAGTTGTTCCAGAGTGCCAAAAGCATGCTGGGAATGACGGACGATAAGGCTCCTGGTAGCGTCACCAAGACGGAGAAATCTGTCACGGTGGAGCCCGCCAAGAAGCGCGGCGGTCTAGCGAAGTGCTGAAACAAGGTGGGGGCTTCGGCCCCCGCTTTCTTTGATTTTGGAGAGCCACATGGCAACCGTAATTTCATCCATCACGAGGCAGGGGACTTTTGAGCCTTTTGGCTTGCAAGTTTCTCGCGGTCAAATTCAAGGCCACAGCACGGTCATCGTGTTTGGTTACAACCCAGATGTGGACACATCCGAGGAGTCCGTATGGCCTGCTGGCGGCACAGTCCCTCACCCAACATCTGCATCAGTTTTGAAAATTAGTTCATCCAGCGCCGACGACGCGTCGGCTGGCACTGGTGCGCGAACAGTTTTTATTGAAGGCTTGGATGGCAATTTTAATGTGGTCAGCGAGACCGTAACATTAAATGGTCAAACAGCGGTCAACACAACAAACTCGTACCTGTATGTGAACAGTTTCTATGTCGCTACAGTTGGCTCTGGTGGCGCAAACGCAGGCAACATTAATGCAGGAACTGGCACGGTGACAGCAGGCGTTCCAGCCGTGCTGTACGACATTATTTCGACTGGCTACAACAACCGTACCACTGGTCACTACTGCGTTCCAGCAGGCTACACAGGCTACATGAGTGAAGGTATTTTGTCTGCTGGGCAAACCTCTGGTTCTACTTCCGTTACTGGCCTTTTGCGCCAACATGGCCCCGACAACATTTTGCGTGTTGGCGCAGTTGCTACTGTGAACAACAGCGCCGCTGTGTTTATGTTTGAGCAACCTTACATAATTCCAGAAAAGAATTGTGTTGGCGCAACTGCGATTGGTGCTTCGGCAAACAACGCAGTAAGTTCGTACTTTAACATTATTTTGATTAAAGACGGCCCTTAATATGCCTGCGAAGTCGAAAGCTCAGTTCCGCCTGATGAAAGCGGCAGAGAACGACCCTAAGTTCAGCAGGAAGGTAGGCATCAAGCAGGACGTCGCCGCCGAATACACCTCTTCTAATAGGGGCAAGAAGGCCTACGGGAGCCTTCCGGAGCGCATGAAGAGTGGTGGTGTGGCCCTAAGTATCGGCAGGGGTGAGAAGATGCCCGTGGAACGCGGTGCGGGTTTGACAGCCAAGGGTCGTGCGAAGTATAATAAAGAGACCGGATCTAAATTGAAGGCTCCACAGCCTCAAGGCGGAGCACGACGAGATTCCTTTTGCGCCAGAATGGGTGCAGTTGCAGAAAAAAGTGAAAAAGGCAGTCGTTCTCGTGCTTCCATGAAACGTTGGAATTGCCCCGGATGGTGAGGACAAAATGGCTTATTCTGGGACAGTAGGTACCACCGTTATTCCCGTACAGACCTTGATCGATCACGGGGCGCGTCGATGTGGGAAGCTGGCCGAGGAACTAACGTCGGAACAGCTTTTGAGCGCGAAGGAATCTCTGTTCTTTCTCCTTAGCAACCTCATCAATATTGGTATTCAGTATTGGGCGATTGACAAAAAAGTGTTCGGGCTGCAAGCCGACAATTACGTATACAAGCTGCCCTTAGGATCGAACGACGTTCTCCAGGCCTTGTATCGTAGGATGAATCGCCCTACTCCGAACAGCACTGGCGGTTATGCCAGTAGTGCGGGCGGTATCGTGGCTAACGCTTTCGATTCGAACACCGACACGATTTGCACTCAGACAAGCACGAATGGAAACATCGCCGTAGATTACGGCACCAACAATCCGGTTTATGTAGGCTCGATTGGTGTCTTACCTGGAGTATCGGGTAATTTCAATGTCGTTTTTGAGTACTCAGCCGATGGGATCACTTGGAGCACCTTACTCGCGCCTGGAGCCACGGCTTGGGTGAATAACGAGTGGCTTTGGTACGATATTGAGGCTGGTCAGACGGTGCAATTTTACCGAATTCGCGAGGCAGGTGGCAACACGCTGTCACTACGCGAACTTTATTTCGGTAACAATTCTACCGAAATCACGATGGCTCGTCTTAACCGAGACGATTACACGAACCTGCCTAACAAGAATTTTACAGCGAACCAGCCATTTCAGTATTGGTTCAATAGGACTATTCCCCAGCCCGAGATTTATTTGTGGCCGGTGCCGTCTGACCCGTTCGTTCAAATGACTGTCTGGTATTCGCGCCAAATCATGGATGTCGGCGATTTGTACGGAGAATTGGAGATCCCCCAACGTTGGTTCCTGGCTATACAATGCATGCTGGCCCATCAGATGTCTCAGGAACTCCCCAGTGTGGATCTGGCCCGGATCAAATATCTCGAAGAGCAAGCTGAAAAATACCTTGTTCTTGCCGAGGTCGAGGAAAGAGACAAATCGCCGATCTATTTTGCACCTAATATCAGCGTGTACACGAGGTAAACTATGCCGATTTTCCTCGACACTTTGGGTTATTCGGACATCGCGATTGCGGTGTGCGACAGATGCAAAATGAAAAGACCTCACGCCGTGATGAGGTCGGACCCCAATTTTCCTGGCCTTCAAGTGTGCGATCAAGGGTGTGCCGATCAATTCGACCCCTATCGTTTGGCGGCTCGCAAGACGGAAAGAATCAATATTCGATTTCCGAGACCTGATGTCTCAGTCGCTTTAGATCCCAACAATTTGACTGCCGGTGAGCCTTACGGCGGGGCGGTTCTCTCTCCGGAGCAGAACACGAATATCCCGCAGAATGACGGTAATCTAGACGGTCTAGAAATCCAGCCGTGATATGCCGAACGTAACAATCACCCAATTACCTGCGGCTGGCCCGATTACCGGAACAGAGTCGGTACCGATCGTTCAAAACGGTCAAACGGTTCGTACTACGACTTCTGCTATTGCTAGCGCTCCTAATCAGCAGCAGACTTTCCTTACTCTGGTACAAGAACCTACGTTGCCTAACAGTCGGTATTTGTCTACGGGTGTCGGTCTTGGTCTAGTTGATGGTGGCCCGCAAGCGTTTTATAGAATCACGCTTAATGGCGCGGCGGGCTCATTGGAGCTTGCCGGCACCGGTATTATTGCCAAGACATCTGCCAGCGCGGTTACAAGCCGCAGTATTGCTGTCACCGGTGCAGGTTTGGCCATCTCCAATGGCGACGGTGCTGCAGGAAATCCCACGATCTCACTTGCTGGGCTGGCTGCAGCTATGGCAAATGTTGGTGGGACTGGGCTGCTGGCCTTTCAAAATGGATCAACTGCGGGCGGAGTGTTAATCGCTGGCACCGCGAGCCAAATTAGTGTGGCCAATGGTAATGGCGCTGGTGGAAACCCGACAATCAGTTTCGCACTCAATCCAATTTTGCCGGGAACCGAGGCGGTTACACTGCCGAAAGGGACCACAGCGGAACGTCCTGCTGGTAGTGATGGGCAAATTCGTTTCAATACAGATACGAATCAATATGAAGGCTACGTCAGCGGGCATTGGTCTAATGCCCTTGGTGCTTCCGGCTTTTCCGGATTTTCTGGGTATTCAGGCTTTTCTGGATTAGGTCTTTCCGGGTACAGTGGTCAATCAGGATTTTCTGGTCAATCAGGATTTTCCGGGCTGTCTGGATTTTCTGGTCTGTCTGGATTTTCTGGTTTATCAGGCTTTTCGGGATCGGGGATAAGCGGTTTCAGCGGATTTTCTGGTGCTGGAACAAGTGGCTTTTCTGGAGAATCTGGTTTCTCTGGATTTAGCGGAATTTCTGGCTTTTCCGGGCTGTCTGGTTTTTCAGGTCTTTCTGGATTTTCTGGTGCTGGAACCTCAGGCTTCTCAGGGGAGTCTGGTTTTTCAGGAGTCTCTGGTTTTTCTGGCGTTTCAGGCTTTTCTGGCGTATCGGGATTTTCAGGATTTTCTGGCTCTTCAGGACAGTCTGGCTTTTCAGGAAGCGGGATAAGCGGCTTTTCGGGCGCTTTGGGTCTTAGTGGTTTCTCAGGCGCTTCTGGTTTTAGCGGGGTTTCTGGTTTTTCTGGAGCTTCTGGGCTTTCTGGAGCTTCTGGCTTTTCAGGCACTAGTGGCTTTTCTGGAACTTCTGGCTTTTCTGGTAGCGGGATAAGTGGTTTTTCAGGATCCGGCATTTCTGGTTTTTCAGGATTTTCTGGAATATCTGGTTTTTCAGGAATTTCTGGGTTTTCGGGTTCAGGAGTAAGTGGCTTTTCGGGCACCTCTGGATTCAGCGGAATCTCTGGTTTTTCTGGAAGATCTGGCTTCTCGGGCATTTCGGGATTCTCGGGCACTTCTGGTTTCTCAGGCAGATCTGGCTTTAGCGGTTCTGGCATATCTGGTTTTTCGGGTGCATCTGGGATTTCCGGGTTCTCAGGAATTTCTGGTTTTTCTGGCATCTCCGGTTTTTCGGGGTTTTCAGGGCGATCCGGTTTTTCTGGTTCAGGGATCAGTGGATTTTCTGGCTTCTCTGGCATTTCGGGCTTTTCAGGGATTTCTGGGTTTTCTGGAATTTCTGGGTTTAGTGGATTTTCAGGAATCAGTGGATTCTCTGGATCAGGGATAAGCGGTTTTTCCGGCATTTCCGGCTTTTCTGGTATCTCTGGATTCTCAGGCTCTGGAATATCTGGTTTTTCGGGTGCATCTGGGATCTCCGGGTTCTCAGGGCTATCCGGTTTTTCTGGGTCAGGTATTTCTGGCTTCTCTGGCATCTCCGGTTTTTCTGGCCGGTCTGGTTTTTCCGGGTCAGGTATTTCTGGCTTCTCTGGCGTATCTGGCTTCTCTGGCACATCCGGATTTAGCGGCTCAGGTATTTCTGGATTTAGTGGGTTCTCTGGCATATCTGGGTTCTCGGGTGCGTCAGGTATATCGGGCTTTTCAGGGAGCGGCATTAGTGGCTTTTCAGGAAGCGGAATCTCAGGTTTTAGTGGCTCAGGCGTTTCCGGATTTAGCGGTTTCTCAGGGATAAGCGGCTTCTCTGGCATTTCTGGTTTTTCTGGCAATTCGGGCATTTCTGGTTTTTCTGGCTCTGGTCTTTCTGGGTTTAGCGGCACCTCTGGGTGGAGCGGATTTTCTGGAGCACCTCCCACAACGGTCACTGTTTCCACCAGCACCGCAACCACCGCTTATTTAACTTTTGTTACAGGAACAACGGGCAGTCAATCTGTGTTTGTCAATAGCGGCTTGACCTACAATGGAACGACAAACGCCATAACGGGCGGCGTTTCAGGAGGCGCTTTCTAATGAAATATAGCATCGTCATACCGACGTACAACAACTGCGACAAGTACCTCAAGCCGTGCATTGACTCCATTTTTAAGTGGACAGACTTGACCGACGTAGAATTGGTCATCTCTGCCAACGGATGCACTGACAATACATTTTGGTACTTGCAATCTCTCAAGAATCAGTTTGATGCAATTGGGTTTTCCAGTCACTTCAAGGTGGTCTGGAACGACAAGCCGCTTGGTTATTCAAAGGCCACCAACGAGGGTATCAAGGTTGCGACCGGGCAGCGCATTGTTTTATTGAACAATGACACATTGCTTTTAGAGCAACCAAAGACTTGCTGGTTGGAGTTGTTTGAAAAGCCTTTCCAGGAAAACCCGAAATGCGGCATATCGTGTGTGATCAAGGGGCCGTCGGAGCCAGCGGGGCGTGATTTCGCAGTCTTTTTCTGCGTGATGGTTGACCGCAAAGTTTTTGACACCATCGGTTTTTTGAACGAGGAATACGGGGTTGGTGGTGGTGAGGACACCGAGTTCTGTATTGAGGCAGAGAAGGCCGGTTTTGAGGTGCAGGAGGCGCTCTCTAAAACGTGGGATGGTACGCAATACACAGGGTGGTTCCCGATCTACCATAAGGGCGAGGGCACGATGCACGACCCTGACTTGGTCAAAGGATGGGACGACATCTTTTTGCGGAACAGTCTCAGGCTTGCCAAAAAGTACAACTTTGAGTGGTATCGGTGGCGACTGTCCAACTACTGGGAGAGGGCAGTTTTCCTGAAGGGAGATAATGTATTTCCCCGAGAAATCACTCGGTACAAATGGGCCAATGACAACTTGGTCGGCAAGAAAGTTTTGGAGATTGGCTGCTCAAACGGCTACGGCACACAGTTCTTTTCAAAAGACATTGATTACACGGGTGTGGACTATGACCCGATCATTGTCGAAGTAGCAAAAGAGCAGGGCTGGGGTGAACACACCAAGTTTTTCAATTCAGACATCAATCAGTTCCCGCTTGAGCAGTACGATTCGATTATTGCGTTTGAGGTCATTGAGCACATCGACAACGGTCTTGAGGTTGTAGAGCGCCTGAAAAAGCACTGCAAGCGATTGATGATCACTGTGCCTATGAATGAGCCTGTTGGGTTTTGGGGGCCGCACCACAAGCTGCATGGGCTCAAGGAGAGCCACTTTCCCGGTTTTGAGTTCAACTACATCAACGAGGCCGGAGAGATTTCGCCGGTAGCTCACCCTATCAGCGACACAAACCGTTTGAACTTGATGATTTGCCGGTGGACAAATGACTAAAATTCTTTGTTCAATTTCCACCAGGGGGCGGTATAACAGTACGTTGCCACTGGCTCTACAGGCCATCATCATGCAGACACGGCCTGTTGATAAGCTCGTCATCTTTGACGACAACGACGAGCCGCAGGATGTGCGATCAGAATTGATTTATTCGCACTTCTTTGAGATTTTGCAAGAGAAGAACATTGCCTGGGAATGGCTCTTTGCGGCAAAGAAAGGCCAGCATCACAACCATCAGATCGCAAACCGAATGGGTTTTGATTGGGTTTGGCGGGTAGATGATGATGCGATCCCCGAGCCGAACGTGTTGGAGAATCTTTGCAAGCACATTGCAGACGATGTTGGCGCTATTGGTGGATCTGTTCTGACCAAACCATTTGATCCCAAGCCAATTGAGGCAACCGGACGGATTGACATGATCTCCTCCGAGCCGAACATCCAGTGGTCTTACATCAAACACAAGCAAGAGATTGAGCATCTGCATTGCACGTTCTTGTACCGTGCAGGCGTGTATGATTACAACACGGGCTTATCTCGAGTGGCGCACAGGGAAGAGACATTGTTCACATACGGCCTGTTCCAGAAGGGATACAAGGTTCTGGTGGTGCCTGATGCTGTGACATGGCATTTGAAAAATCCGCAGGGTGGCATCCGCAGTGAGACGAACCAAAAACTGTACGAGCAAGATGAGGAGATCTTTCAAAATTTCCTGGCTCACCGCGACAAGACGATTGTCGTGCTCAACTGCGGCATGGGCGATCATATTGTGTTCACTCATGTTCTGCCTGATATCGAAAATCCGGTCATCTTTGGTTGCTATCCAGAGATAGTGCCATGCCGGTCGATTGCAGAGGCGCAGGCGCTGTTTGGCAGTATTGACATGTTTAACGTATACGGCAAGATGGATCAGTGGAAGTGGAGGGGAAATCTTGAGGGGGCGTACAGGAGGATGTACGCATGATCTTGATTTCTCCGTACTCCAAGGCTCTCATGAGCGGAAAGCAAAATCCCAAGAACTACCCGTTCTGGGAGCAGTTGATCCCCATGATTGATGATGAGATTATTCAAGTCGGAATCACTGGAGAGGGGCAACTTGTGTCTGACTTCAGGATGGACTTATCCGTCCAGCAGTTGCGTGAGTTGATCAGGCAGTGTGACACATGGATTGCGTGCGACAGTTTTTTTCAGCACCTGGGCTGGGATGAGGGAAAAAAGGGAATTGTTCTTTGGTCGGTGTCTGATCCGTTGATTTATGGGCACCCTGAGAACGTGAACCTTCTCAAGAGCAGGGACTGTCTGCACGAGAATCAATTTTTGTGGTGGGAGTTCGTGGAACATGACCCCAATAAATTTGTTGAGCCAGAGACCGTTTTGCAAGCATTGGATGACTTGTATGCGGTTGAAAAAAAGTCTGAAATCATTTCTAATATTTGATCAAAAGTGAGGTAAATCATGGCCCAGACTGGATACACGCCCCTGCTCATTTACGCATCTGGTACTGCGTCCAACGTGCCATCGGCTGCGAATTTGACCAGCAGCTCATCGGGTGCTGAACTGGCGTTGAACTACGCGGATGGAAAACTGTATTTCAAGAACAGTTCCGGTGTGGTGACGTTGCTGGCCTCGTCGGCAGGTGCGTCTGGTGATGTGGTTGGCCCAGCATCGGCTACAGACAATGCTTTGGCGCGTTTTGACACCACCACAGGCAAACTGATTCAAAACTCTGTTGGCATTTTGAGCGATGCAGGCGTGCTGACTGGCCTGACGGGTCTGACCTCGTCTGGCAACATCACGCTGTCTGCCCTGACCTCTGGCCGTGTGCCATACGCCTCAACAGGCGGCTTGCTGGTGGACTCTGCCAATCTGCTTTTTGATGGCACCACGCTCACAGCAAACGCCCTGACCACCACTTCAACGGTGACGATCAACGGAGGCACCGCAAACGGCGTGGCCTACCTCAACGGCAGCAAAGTCCTGACCACTGGGTCTGCGCTGACGTTTGATGGGACGAATCTCTCCTCAACTGGCGGGGCTACGTTTCAAGGTGGCCCAACAGGTTATGGAGGCGGTGAAGTTCGTCTTGGCACTACCGCTTCTGGTCAGCAATCAGCAATCTCAACGCTTTCAGTTGACTCGCCAGTTTTGATTTTTGACCATCGTGGAACAAGTAACACTGGTGTATTCGTGTGGCGTAACGGCACAGGAGGTGCTAACGAACTGGCTCGCCTGACCAGCACAGGGCTGGGTATTGGGACGAGTTCGCCGGTAGCAAAGCTGGATGTTGTTGGCACATCCTCAGACCAGATTCGCGTTGGAAGTGCGGCAACCGAGCACTATCGGATCGGGCGCAATGCAAGTGACGGTTTGTTGGACTTCTACGGTTCACAAACCGGCTTTCAAGGCTACCGTTTTGGCGGCATTGATGGCACATGGGCAACCATTAACTCCTCCGGCAACCTAGGCCTGGGGGTGACGCCGAGTGCGTGGGGGCCAGCCGGTACTTATACGGCTTTGCAAATTGGCCCAGACGGCGGCGCACAAGTGAATCTTGCTGGCGGCGATGCTTCTTTAGGCTCCAATTTCTACATTAGTGCTGTTGGTACGCGGCGTTATCAAAGCACTGGTGTTGGGGCATCGCGTTATCAGTTTTACAACAGTGAACACGCTTGGTTTAACGCTCCTTCCGGCACCGCAGGAAACGCCATCACCTTCACCCAGGCGATGACGCTGGATGCGAGTGGGAATTTGGGGGTGGGGACTACCTCACCCGGACAAAAACTTCATGTTGAAAATTC